CGGCGGCGTGGTCAAGGAAGATCGCGCGACCCTGGAGAAGTTCGCGGCCGAGGTGGCCAGGATCTATCGCCGGAATGGCGCCGGCCTGCGCAACGATATCGAACTGACGAAGCGTTCTCTCGATGGACGGATACAGCTGACCATCTACGTCATCGGCCCGAAAACCGCCATCCCTCAATTCAGCGACAAGGGGTTCAATCACACCACGGTGAACGTCACCCTGGAAACTGCACTTCTGTATTCCCCCGAGACCGGCGTCGTGGAATCGATCGCCAAGGGCGGCAAGACCGCTCACAAGAACATCCTGCAGAAGTTCGGCGAGATCGTCCTCGGCCAGAAGATCAAACTGGAGGAGATCGAGGCATCACGCTATCACCTCGAGAATCTCCGTGACGGACTGGAAACCTTTTCCGATCTGGATTCGATGGGTATTGCCAAGGTGCGTCTGCGCCGCGTGCGCTTCGTTCCCAAGACGGCGACCTCGACGTCCTATCAGGTCGAAGCCTCCGCCGACATCAACGACCCGGATGCCATCGCGCTGGCCAGGCAGGGACTCAAGATCGTCCATTCGCTGAAGGCCGACTACGATCTCGATACGGCCACCGTCATGGTGTACCGCAAGGCGCCGGATCAGGGGCATTTCAGCTTCGACTGCAGCGTGTGGGGAACCTCGTCCATCAAGAGCCTGCATGAACGCCATCAGCCGCTGGCGCGTCAGTTGCTCAGGGAATTGCAGGTGACTCCGGATGGTGACGAATGAGCCGTCAGCGCCTGGCGGCGACGCGCCTGCTGATGCAGTTGCTCGAGGCCGAGGGCGACCTCGTTTCCCTGCCTTCCGGCGGTGAATACCGGGAAGAGCTTGATCTGCTGATCCTGGAAGGGCTGATCCGTGCCGCCGTGCGCCGGGAATGGCTGCGCTGTCCGGAATGCCATGAGCAGGAAGCACGGGTGCAGACGGAGATGCCCGGCAACCGTTTCAAGGGATTCTGTACCAGTTGTGGTGCCATCGAGATCCCGGCAGCGGCCGTGCTGCGTTTCTCGATCCAGTGGCACGAGCTGATTGCCCACCTTGCGACCGGCCTGAATGTCGGCGCAGCCGAGCGCAAGGTTGTTCGGCCAAAGCTGGCCTGGTATCTGGGCACGACATTCTCTGGTGCCAAGCAGCGCGCCTGGTACTTCGCGAGGATGATTGACCGGCCGGAAAACGCCAAAACGCTCCGCGAAAAAATCCACGCCGATCGCTGTGAAGCCATCGCCACGGTGGTGACCAGTGCGAACGCCGATCAATTGCAGGAAACCCGTCTGCGCGATATCGAGGTGGTGCGGCTCGATGCCGTCGCCTTGCTCGGCACCGGCCGCTTTGATTTCAACCCGGTGCGGATGCCGCATCCCGTTGAGGTGCCTGCAGAGGCCGAAGATGAACTGCCCGACACCACGTTCCGGTTCGTGCGGTCCAAGGGGTATGCGCGTATCGGTGGCGAGAACATCTCCCTGTCAAATCAGGAACGGGCCATCCTGATTGCCTTCTTCGATCAGCCGGAGCACGAACTCAACAAGCGCGAATTGCAGGACGCCTCCGGCTCGCAGGCGCAGAACTTCAAGCCGAATCAGGCGCTCAAGCGGATTCCGCAGGTTTTGTCGATGGTTCATTACCTGCAGGTCGAAAGGCTGTACCGGCTCGACATTCCCGTTGCCGATGTCGGCCTGGATTTGTAGCCGGTTTTGCATTCGTGGGCACGAAATGGCATACTATGCCAATACTCCTTGAAACGAGGTCAGCCATGCCTACCCGCAATGTCGTCCTTACCGAGCATCAGGCTTCCTTTGTCGAGCAACTGGTGTCGTCCGGCCGCTACCAGAATGCGAGCGAGGTTCTCCGTGAAGGACTGCGGCTGGTCGAAACGCGCGAGACAGAAGAGACCGCGAAGCTCGATGCCTTGCGTGAGGCTACGCGCATCGGCATTGCCGACATGGAAGCCGGGCGATACGTTACCTTCGATACGCCAGAAGCACTCGATAGGCACCTCGCTGCGCTCGCCGACGAAGTCATCGGCGCCGCATGACTCCGCGCTGGAAAGTCAGCCTGACTACGGAAGCAAGGCGCGATCTGGTCAACATTCTGAGATGGACGCTCGATCATTTCGGCAAAGGGCAAACCCGCGTCTACGATAAGACAATCCGTAGCGCCCTGAGAGATCTTGCGCGGGGGCCAGACATTGTCGGATGCCGCCAGCGCGAAGACATCAGCCCTGGCATCCATACCCTGCACGTCGCCCGCCACGGGCGCAAGGGACGGCACTTCGTTGTATTCCGGGTTACACCAGCATCCGACAATGCGATCATCGAAGTACTCCGGCTGCTTCACGACAGCATGGATCTGCCGCGTTATCTGCCGGCAGCCAACGAATCCGGCACGCCTGACGACCCGCAACACTAGCAGTCGCGCTGTCGTTACCTCACTTGACTTGCCCATACCGACCAATTGCGTCGGTCGCCTTTCTGTCACCCGTTGACGTCACCTCTGCCACCCGGTTTGCCACCCACGTGACATAAAAAATACGCACACCTTCAAACCACTGCACGGAGGTGTGCATGAGCAGCAAAGTCAGGAACCGGGCGGAGACCACGCCGCAGGTTCGCCACTTGACCCAGCGTGAACTGGCCAAACGCTGGAACAAGTCCGAGGCCACCATCGAGCGGTATCGCGCGCTCGGCAATTCCCCTCGTTTCCTCAAGATCGGCGGCAAGGTTCTGTTCCGGGAAGAAGACGTCCTGGAATATGAACGCAATCGTCTGTACGAAACCAATGCGACCCGGGCTCGGGAGGTGACGGCATGAGCGATCTTGTCATCCACACCCACGATCTTCCCGATCTGACGGTCGCGCAACTGGCCAATCTGCCTCCGGCCAGACTGCAGGAACTCGACGTCATGCTCACCGAGTTCCAGAACTGGCTCAAGGTGTCACGCGAGCGCATGCATGCCGCGCTGGAGCAACGCTACGGCGAGCAGGCACGGCAGACGCTGATGGAAGCCGGGCAGGACTTCGGCACCACGCATCTGGCTGACGGAGCAATCCGCATAACCGTCGAGATTCCCAAGCGCGTGCGCTGGGATCAGGCGCAGATGGCGGAAATCGCCAGACGCATCGTCGCCAGCGGCGATCAACCCGACCAGTACATCGATGTCGAGTTCTCGGTGCCGGAAACCCGCTTCAACGCCTGGCCGGAAACCCTCAAGCAACCCTTCAAGGACGCCCGCACGGTCAAGGCTGGCAAGGCGGTCTTCCGTATCGCCTGCATCGATTCCGTAGGGAGCCAGCAATGATCTTCGAACCCGTATTTCCCATCAGGACCGTCTGGCTGCACGATGGCACACTGGAAGACGCCATCGAATGGCGCGACCGTATCGATGAAGCCCCTGACGTCGGCTACGTCTATCTGCTGAGCTATGCCAATGGCCACACCAAGATCGGCGCAACGGCCAATTTCCCGGAACGGCTGAGCACGCATCAACGGGAAGCCCGTCGTTGGGGTGTCAAGCCCTCCCGCTGCATGGTGACCCGTCCAGCCTTCAACTACGGGAAGATCGAACGTGCTGTCAAACGGCAATTCGACCACACCCGACATTTCGGCGAGGTGTTCATCGCGCCGATCACCGAGATCGCCAACTTCGTCCAGTTCCTGCCTCTCGCGAGAGTGGCACCCGATGGGTATGGCCGTTCGCGACTCGGTGCACACCAATACCTGACGAGGCTGATGGCCGAATTCCACGACGGTCTCGGCTTGAACTCGGGGGACGGCATGCAACGCTACGTCCAAACCATCCTGGATCGACACGTCGCACTGGGACGAGCCACGGGGCTATCGGAGCAGGACGCGATCATAAATGCCCTGGCTGTCATCGAAGCGCACACCGGTCTGGATCTCTCAGTTTTTCACACCGTTCTGAAGGAGGCCGCGTGATGGCACTTCCAATCATCTCTGCCGAAGCGCGCATGCGTGAACGCCACTCGGCCAAGATCGGACTCGTCGGACCTCCCGGCGTCGGCAAGACCACGCAGTTGCGGCATCTGCCGCCGGAGTCGACGCTGTTCGTCGATCTCGAGGCCGGCGACCTGTCCGTCAAGGACTGGCCAGGCGACACCGTGCGGCCACGCACCTGGACCGAGTTTCGCGATCTGGTCGTCTTCCTCGCCGGGCCGATGCCGACCGCCACCGCCGAGCAGGCATTCTCGGAGGCGCACTACCGGCATGTCTGCGAGAACTATGGTGACCCGGCACAACTGGCGAAGTACGAGTACTACTTCGTCGACAGCCTGACGGTGCTCTCCCGCCTGTGCCTGGCCTGGTGCAAGACCCAGCCGCAGGCGTTTTCCGAAAAAACCGGCAAGGCCGACAACCGGGGCGCATACGGACTACTCGGTCAGGAAATGATCGCGGCGCTCACGCACCTGCAGCATGTGCGCGACAAGCACGTGATCTACGTCGCCATCCTCGAGGAAAAGACGGACGACTTCAACAGGCGCTATACCCAGTTGCAACTGGAGGGCAGCAAGACCGCGCTCGAACTGCCGGGTGTACTGGACGAGGTCATCACGCTGGCTGTCCTCAAGGCCGATGACGGCACGCCCTACCGGGCCTTCGTCACCCGGGCCGACAACCCCTACGGTTTTCCGAGCAAGGACCGCAGCGGTCGACTCGATGCCATCGAGGAACCCGATCTGGGCAAGCTCATCCGCAAATGCCTGGGGGTGACATCGTGACCCGCGAAACCATCTCGATCGTCGAATTCGAGCGCTACGAGCAAGGCGTCAAGGCCACGATCAAGCGCATCCAGGCCGAGAACACCTGGCTGCGCCACCACTACGGCGAACTGGAGCAACGCGTCCTTCAACTGAAGAAGGACATCGCTGCCCTCCGTACCACCGCCACCAAGATCAGCAAATCCCTCGGCGTCACCGCCAAAAAGGAAGCCAAGACAAGGAGCAGCAAATGAACACGAATACCTGGAACGATTTCAACGATGCCGAGCAACAGCAATCCTTCGACCTGATTCCCAAGGGATCCATCGTCAAGGTGCGCATGACCATCAAGCCAGGTGGCCATGACGACCACACCCAGGGCTGGACTGGCGGCTACGCCACGCAGTCGCCGACCACGGGCGCCGTCTATCTGGCCACCGAGTCCGTCGTCCTCGAAGGGCCACACGCTCGCCGCAAGATGTGGGGCAACATCGGCCTGTACAGCAGCAAGGGGCCGACCTGGGGCAACATGGGCCGTACCTTCATCCGGGCACTGCTCAACAGTTCCCGCAACATCCAGCCCCAGGACAACAGTCCTCAAGCCGCTGGCGCCCGGCGCATCCGTGACTTCTCCGAACTCGATGGCATCGAGTTTCTCGCCAAGGTCGAGATCGAGAAGGATGCCAAGGGCGAGGACCGCAACATCCTCGGCCAGGTCATCGAGCCCGACCACAAGGACTATGCCGCGCATATGGGCGGAGTCCCCAGGGCTGCTGCTCCGGCTTCGCCAGCGTCCTACCCGCCACCAGCGGCGGCACCGACCGCGCGTCCCGCAGTCGCCGGCAAGCCGGCCTGGGCACAGTAGCGGGAGGACACGTGAAATGCTGGGTCTGTTCCCGACAGGCCCGGGGGTTCGGCCATTCGGATGGCCGTTTCAGGATTGCCGACCCCCGGCGCTATCCCCTCGACTGGGTGTTCTGCAGCCGCCGCTGTCAGGACATTTTTCACCGACTCTACGGTTCCTGGCTTGCCTCGGATCCATCGAAGCAGGAGGCACTCATGATCGATCCCTCTGATGCGGAGATCGCCGCCATGAGAAAGTGCCTCAAGGCCTTCGGCGAAGCGGCCGGCGAGATCGGCTTCACGAAACCGCTGGGCGACTACTCGGAAAAGGAAGCCCTGCGCGTCATCGATGCGATCGTGTCCTGCTATTCGGACGCGATGATCGAGCATCACGAAGCGACCCGCGAGCCTCCGATTCGCGGCCTTCCGGTTCCCGAAAGCAATGCGTTCTCGGATCTGAAGGATGACCTGCCCTGGGAGAACGCGCCATGATGGATTTCAATTCCACGGCCTCGCTCTCCGGCCGCGTGACGGCCCTCATCGATGCCGGCCTGCAGGCGCGGCGGCAGCGCGAGGGGCAGCGCAGCTATCTGGGTGCATCGCGCCTCGGCGTGTCCTGCGGTCGGGCACTGCAGTTCGAATTCGTCGGGGCGCCGGTGGATTACGGCCGCGAGACCCCGGGCCACATTCTGCGGATTTTCGAGCGGGGTCATGTCACCGAAGACTGCATGACCGGCTGGCTGCGCGCGGCAGGGTTCGATCTGCGCACACTGGACCGCAATGGCGAGCAGTTCGGATTCTCGCTGCTGGACGGCCGGCTGCAGGGGCACATCGATGGCGTCATCGTTGGTGGCCCCGAGGGCTTTGACTATCCCTGTCTCTGGGAAAACAAGTGCCTCGGCGGCAAGTCGTGGCGCGACCTGGAGAAGCATCGCCTGGCGGTTTCGAAGCCGGTCTATGCCGCGCAGGTCGCCGTCTATCAGGCTTATCTCGAACTTCACGAGCATCCGGCGCTCTTCACGGCGGTCAATGCCGACACGATGGAGATCTACGCCGAACTGGTGCCGTTTGATGGCGGACTGGCCCAGCGCCTGTCCGACCGCGCCGCCCAACTCATCGCGGCCACCGATGCCGGCGAACAGCTACCCCGTTCCTATAACGACCCGACGCACTTCGAATGCCGCATGTGCGCCTGGCAAGACCGCTGCTGGAGAAATGCATGACCACGAACTATTCGGATACCCGCTTCAAAACCACTGCCGACGGTCGTCGGCTGCGCTGGTCGCCGCCCGCACCGAAGGTGCATATCGGCATGGTCAGTCGCGTCCTGACCCGCAAGTTGATGGAAGGCATGGAGGACATGCCCGAGGCACGACTGGTGATTGCCGTGATCGTGCAGGCAATCGCCGACTGTCACGAACGGGATGATCGCGACCGGCATGATGCCCGGCGCTTCCTGGCGAGCAGGCGGCTGGATTTCTGGTGTGAACTGCTGGGCATCGAGGCGGATTTCGTCCGCATGGTGGCCGTCCGATCCGGTTATCTGGTCGACGAAGAAAAGCTCTGGGTTCCTGTGAAACAGTCCCGGCGCTTACCCCGATCCACAAACGCCGGGGTGACCGCACATGCTTGACTTCAACGAGACCGGCGAACCCACGCCATCATGCATGGATGCCGGTCGGGAGGAAATCCGGGCGGCGCTGCTGGGGCGGCTGGAGTCAGTGCTGTCCGCCATGTTTCCGGCAGGTCGGAAGCGCAAGGGCCGCTTTCTGATCGGTGACATCCTCGGCAGCCCGGGAGACAGTCTCGAGGTGGTGCTTGATGGCGACAAGTCCGGCCTGTGGACGGACCGCGCCGTGGGCAGCGGGGGCGACATCTTCGATCTGTTGGCCGGAAACCTGGGACTCGATGTGCAGGCCGATTTCCCGCGGGTTCTAGAGGGGGCCAACGACATCCTCGGTCGCGCGCCGGCCTTGCCGCCAAAGCGGGGACGTCGTGAAGCACCGACCGACGACCTCGGCCCGGCCACGGCGAAGTGGGATTACCACGATGCCGCCGGCAAGCTGATCGCCGTGGTGTATCGCTACGACCCGCCCGGACGCAAGAAGGA